ACCAGACTGCGGTTTGAGACCAGTTCCCTTTAATAAATCAGCATTTATGACTGTACCGAACTCGGCTGACGCTTCTGGAGGACCCGCTAGTGCTTGGTCAACTGTTGGCTTGGCTTGTTCAAATGCGGTAATGCCAAACATCTCTTGCTGTGCAGGGGCTAAATCAACTTGAGGTGCACCCAAACCAACTAACTCAGGGTTGCCTAAAGTAGGTTCTACTTTTGGAAGTACTTCACGCCCTACTTGTTCAGCTACTACAGGTTCTTGTTTGTATACGCCTGTAGTTGGATCATAGATAATCCCAGGAGCTACTTCTTGCGGTACTTTGTTAGGATCAGTTTCTACTTGTTGAGCAGCTACTTGTTCTGGTGCTACGGCTTGTTGTTCTTGTTGCTGCTCGGTTAAAACATCTCTAGCGGCAATCTGACGTGCTCGCTCGTCTTTCATGCGTTTAGCTTCTAACGCACCACCAGGGGCACCGATCGTACCACCACCTATAAAGCCCTTAAGGGATGCGGTAATGATGTTGTCAATATTTTCTTGGGAGAAAAAGGGGTCTGTGTCCCCAGCGAGTTGCGAGCCAATTAAAGTCAAGGCTTCTTGAGCGGCTTCAGTCAGTGCTTCACCACTTGCGGTACCAAGCACTTGCCCAGCAAAAGCACGTTTAAAGTTAACTGGAACAAGATCAGACTTGGTTAACATCTCAGCAGCAATACGTTCTTTGCCTTTGGGGCCGAGCTGCTTTAAGATTTTGCTAGGTAAATAGGTATCTAAAGCACCAACCAAAGAACCAATCGTCAACGCAATACCTGGCTCTAGCGAACCTGTGTTTTCGTATACGCTATTAAATACATCAGGAATGTTTACACCTAACGATGTGCCCCATAAACCCGTCTGTAAACCAACGTTAGCACCAAGCTCAGTAGCTTTTTGACCTACGGCACCTTGAATAGCACGGGCGGATAAGCGGTCTTTTAGCTCATCTGCGGCTTCTTTAGTTAATCCTTGTTTAGCTGCGGTCTCAGCAACTTGGGCAGTAATGGCTTTGTCTAGACTTTTCTTAGCGATAGTCTTACCAGCAACAGTACCAACACCAGCACCCAACATAAACGATGCAATATCAGGACCGATTTCACCTAGTGTTTCTGCAGCAAAACTAAAGGCATCGCCCACACCACCAATATCTTTATACGACTTAAACGCTGTAGGAGTGAGTTCTTCCTGTACCCCCATGCGGTCTTTATACTCTTGTAACTGCTGTTTAGCGTAATCGTCTTTACCAATAATAGACGCACCTAATGCTGGGATAAGGTCGAATGCCGTACCTTTTAGGCTTTCAATACCACGGCTAAAACCACCACCAATAAGCTGTCCAATACCTAGTTCACGAGGATCAAGTAAAGGTTGTTTAGCTTGATTCTGTATGGCCTCTGCCCGAGACATAATTTGATCTTGCGGCATGTTGTCAGGAAACTGAACAATACCTACTCCAGGAATTTCTACCCGTGGCATAACTACTCCTTAGTCTTCTATTGATGCGGCAGTAGGTGATCTTCTATTTAATGACCCGTAGAAATTTAACTCGTTCATCATTTCTTTATTTGAGTACTGCTTAAATATATCTAAAGAACGATTGTACGACTCTGTACCAGGTTTGTACTTAGTTAATCCCGTCCGAACATCTTTTGGTAAAGATGAGAAGAATGGTGCCTGAGTTGGGTTAAGCATGTACCCTTTGTATTCCTGCATAACTTTTTGTGTAGTTGCAGGGGGAACTGCACCACCTAAACCAGCCGCGCCTCCGATAGGAGCATTAGCACGCGCCGTGTAGTACTTAGCCTGTGCTTTATAAAGTTCTTCAGAGATACCCAACTTCTTAAGTTCTTGTTTAAGTTCAGCACCTTTAAGGTTGAGTGCAGCAATCTGAGCAATCCGTTTAGCCTCATCACCACGAAGACCCCGCATCTCCTCTTGGTAGCCTTGGAGAGCAGGTAAAGCACCTTTAACGTTAGCCGCAGCATATGGGGATGTGCCACTCATAATACCGAGACCCGCTTGGAGCATAGCCATCAGCCTAGCTTCTTTACGAGCATCTTTGTCACGCTCTCCACCCGCCTTTATATCGCCAATAGTCTGACGAATTAGGTCGTCAATACCACTTGCACCCGTATCACTAGCAGGTGCTGCCGCTGGCGCATTCATTATTGATGGTTTAGCTTTAGCAGGAGCATCGGGGAGAATACGAATACCTGTATCGGGTTTAGCTGTTGGAGCAGCTGGAGTAGGGGCTAAAGCGCTTCTTGAAGAATACCCAGAAAAGAGTTTTTCACCTGTTAATGGGTCAATAACATATTCATCTACAACGGGTCTAGCCCGAGTTTCAGAGGTAGCGCTGCTCATATCAAACCCACCCATAGTACTGCCGCCTTCTTGGAAAGCAACAATACCACCACCAGCATACTCGGTAGGCAGATTACTTGGGGCATTATCAATACCTTGAAGCTGCTGGGCTTCGGCTAGGATCTGATCCTTAACCGTAGGGGGTGTACCCTGTGCCATAGCCGCTTGAGCTTGACGCTCCTTAGTTTCTTGATTCTTCTGCTGCAGTGCAGCCAGACCTACAATGTCGTTAATGACCCCGTTCTTAGTACTACGGTCGATCATCTGTGTAGAGTACTTCTCAGGATTTAACATTACATCACGAGTAATACCACCACTTGCAAACCCATCTGCCTCATCAAAATCGTCACCATCAGGATCAACCGAACCGCCCTTGACATAAGACTTAATGATGCCGCCTTCTTTTTTCATCATGCCATATGCTGCAGCGCCAGTTAAGCCAAGACCGCCTAATTGTGAAATCGCCGAAGGAGCAGCTTGGTAAGACTGTGTAGTACCTGTTTGCAGTGGTAGACCACGGGTTAAGCCCGACATGAATGCCAACTGCTGCTGTGGGTACTGCTGCTGCATAGCGTAGTTCTGAATAGCCTGATTGATCTTTTGTTGCTCGAGTTGCTGTTGTTGTGCACCTGCCTGGGACTGTAAATTAATAATTCCTTGTTGAGCTGCAAGCTGTTGTCCACCCATCTGACCCAATGCGGTACCTGCACCAACGGCTTGTCCATAACCTTGCAAACCTAAGTTAGCACCATACTGCTGAGCTTGTTGAGCGGCTTCAAACGCCCTTTGTGTGCCAGTAGCTTGAATCTGACCTAATTGAGTTTGCAGTCCACGGTTTCTTTCTTGTTCTGCTAATACCTGACGAGCGCCACCATATGTACCTTGCCGAGCCGAACCCAGATTGGAACCTAAGTTACGGATCTGTGCGTCACGAAACGCTTCTTGTTTCTGCACATCTACTGCGTTTTGCATGTAAGGCGACATAAACGCTTGTTGTGCAAACGGGTTAGTAGCCATCATGTTGTAGTTCTGACCAGCAGTTAAAGCACCTGCACCGCCCATAGCTTGAAACCCAGTGCCCACATTAAACTGTCCAGGCATACCAACAGTACCAGCGTTTCTAATAGACTGTTGTTGTAGTGGGCTAAATGGTGCTACCGCTGCACTGGCTTGTTCTTGAGCCGTATTAGTAATGTTACCTGCGGCATCTACCGTAGCGCCGTATGGGATATAAGGTTTAAACCCTGATACCGTACCTGATGGATCATAGTTATAAATCTGTTGCTGGGCAGTGCCAAGCATCGTCTCTACGTAAGGACGGGCATACTCAGGAATATTGGTATTTTGAACTGTAGTTTGAGTAGGAGCAGATTGCCCGCCACCGCCGCCACCTGTAAACGGTGTGCGTTTTAAGTCCCAAGTCCAACCGCTGTGTTTAGATTTTAAAAAGCTCATAGCTTCGTTTCCATAATAATGTGGCGTTCTTCCATACCAACCTGCTTATACAGCCGTGCGGCAGATTCTCTAGCAGCGCATTGGACCCGTGTAGCTCCGTTCGCCTTTGCAAAGCTACAAACCTGCCCGTAAACATCTTCATTCACAATTGCTTTACCCGCCATCGCAGTAATAAATCCAACACGGTAATTAGGCATATTATAAAAACTTACCGATGCTGCACCGTGGATAGTATTTTTTTCGTCCGTTGCTACCAATAATACCCATGAACCGTTAGCCAGTAAACCTTTAATCTGATCTAAGGTGTAGTCTCCAGTGTCATGCTTATTAGCTTTTTCAAACAGTTCTTCTACTAAAGGCCATATCTTATGGACGTACTGCACTCCCACTGGTTGAACCAATAACTTCATCAAGCAGCCATATGTTTAGCTGGTTTAATTTGCTTGCCTTGCTTTGGATTACCTGTGCGGGCTTTACGTACTCGGTTCATCATTGCGTAGAGTTGTTTTGCTCCTGCATCAGTAGAGCCGTTACCTAAGTGGGAGACCACATCAGCAGGAACCACGAATTCCCCGTCAGCCAATCGGGCAGGCCGTTTGTTAGCGATAACCCCAGGAATAGAGTCAGACATGCCATCACCAGGCCCTTTAAGCATCCTGCCACCATCAGAGTATCCTCCTAGCTGTCCACCTTTAGCATAGTTTTGATTAGGGGTTTTACGTACTTTGTTTAATGCAATCATAGCGTTATAGTCGCCAGCCTGAGCCTTAGCCATAACTGAAGCCATATCACCGCCTCGAGCTGCAGCTACGTAGTCATCAATAGCAATCATGTCTTTATTACCAGCAGGACCACCTTTAGCTAAGTTTTGCGAAGCCATCTCGCCATAAATGTCTTTTAATGCACCTTTAGACATGCCTTGTAAGGCAACAGCGTCCATCTGCTCTTTAGTTAGCATGCGCTTTTTATTACCTACAAGAGCATCAATACCTTCGCCATAGGATTGTTGATTATTTTGAGGATTACCTTGTTGCGCTGCAGCAATACCTAAAGCTGGAGAAATTATGCCACCAGGGTTATATCGAGCAACACCGCCTTTAGCCATTCCGTACGCTACCTCTAAATTAGGCATCGTATCGGGGTTTTTGGTCATGGGGTAGCCATAATTACCTGCAGAAGCCATACCCCCTTCAGCTAACTTCATAATGCCGCCTTCAGCAGCGTAGGTAGGGCGATAGACGCTATCAGGAGCGTATTGAGGGGTAGATGCCGTAAACCGATCTGGATCGTATTTGAGCTTGCTTAAAGGACCGTCGTATTCTTCATCGGGAGGTAAACCATATTGACCTCTTTCGGCTTGCATTAAACCCGCTAAACCAGCCGTTCCAGCGGTCATACCTAAAGCAGTATTAGACAAATACCCAGGAGTGCCAGCAGCTTGCCCAAAAATGTTAGTAACGGGGGCAGTAGTACCAGCACCAGCTCCAGTAGTACCCGCTCCAGCAATACCAGCACTAGCGCCAGGTTGAACTATAGTAACAGGAGCACCAGCTTGCATAATACCGCTTGTAGTAGGTGCGGCAAAACCAGTAGTACCTAATGCGCCTCCCCCAGCGTTTATCCCACTAATTGCCGTCCCAGTATTAGCCGCCGTGCCAATAGTAGTTCCAGCCGTAGTTCCAGCCGTAGTTCCAGCAGTGATACCTCCCGTAGTGCCAACAGTGGCACCCGTAGTAGCACCCGTAGTAGCACCAGCAGCACCACCTTCAAGCGCGCCAGCCCCAGCTCCAGCGCCAGCCCCGCCTAGACCACCGCCTACGGCGCCCATAGCACCGCCCATTAAAGCACCTTGAAGTGGGTCTCCGCCTTGAATAGCCGCACCAGCACCACCAGCAGTAGCACCTACCGCTGCTCCAATTAACATTGCCTCGCCTACGCCGCCACCAGCCATATCACACCTCGTCTAAATTAAGTAGTACTTTATCATGTTGTTAAACAGTTGTAACCGTTACAGTGCCAATTTCCCCTATTGTTTCTACGCCAACAACTGGGTAAAACGTTGTAGCTACTACTGTACCCACTCTTCCAACAGTAGATACGCTTGTTACATAAATTAAAGGTTGCCCAAGGGCATTAATCCACTCTAACCCATTCCACCAAATAGGTATCCCAAGGGTGGTATCAAAAAATATTTGCCCTACTAACAATCCTACAGTTGGTCTAGCAGAAGAAGGCCCAAAATTAGGTACTGTTACGTTTAGGTTAAATGTATCTAGCTGGTTAAAGTACAGCCTTAACGCATTTTGAAACTGATCCTGCTGACTCTGAGAATACTCATAAGACGGTATTGGTAACGAGGGAGCACGAAACTTGTACGGTTGCATTAGCGTTTGCCATCTGGTCTGCCATCAATACGGGGGGCGCCTAGCTGCCACTGCGTGTTTAAGTCTGTAGAGCTAATTTCAAACGCTAACTGACGGGCACGGGCACGGATAAATACTTGCGGTGTATATTGGGTAACGGTGGTATTAAGTACAGTTGTTTGAATAACTGGCTGACTTTCAGTGCCCATATTGGTTATGTATCTTGTTCCTGGGAAGTTACGTGGCTTAATCGTCATAGTAACTTCTGGCGCTATTGCAGTAGATCCGTCAAAATTAACGTCAGGAATAATACGATTCATCAATGTAAATTGATTACCATCGCCAATGTCAAAGTCGGACGAAGCAATATAAGACTCCATCGGCAATACACCATCATTTGAACCCTGCTCCTGGTTGTACATAACGCCAGTCCAGTTAGTAGGATCAGTTTCAACAGCCTGTCCATAATCACGTAATGGGGTATCTAACCATGCTGTACGGTTAATAGTGCCATAGTACCAAGCCTGTTCTACGTAGTTATATATAACGTAGGCGTTGTTGTAGTTTGAATCAGCAGTTGGATACATCCACCAAATTTCATTCCAAGCCTCATTAGTGCCAGAAATAATTTGGTCTACTTGATTAAGATTAATGTTGTTAAATACATGATTCCGCAAAGTAGTAGGTAGCGTATCTACTCGTCCTGAGTACAGATAGAACTTGTCTTTACCCATCCAGTACACAGTATTATTAACAACTTGAACCGCCTGTGGGCTAATAATTGAAATATTATCTGCCATTTCCTGTAAGCTAAACACATCTGTTGTGCCAAGGAATTGCAGGGAATTTAAAGTGGCTTGAGTAAATACCAAAATCTCCTGGCGGGTAGCAACTCCACATACAATTTCTGACCCACGGGACACACGGATAAATCCTGCGCTATTGGTTACTTCTGGAGTCCAGTTAGTGGGGTCGTCTTGATTAGCCCAGCGGATTAATAATGGGTCAAAATCGGCGCTGGCGTAGGCGGTAGAGCCAAGACAAATTAAATGCTTGTCGTTTTGGGAAACAATAATTTGTGTAGCTTGCAGTGGCACATCTGTAGCGCCAGGCAGACTAGATAACAGAACCGCACGGGAGTTTAACGCAGTATTAGGATTAGGGTCATTACCTCTTTCCCAATAATAAATAGCGCCATTTCGGATGTTCATAACAAGATCGTTGTCAAAATTTTGGAAAAACCAATTACGCTGCGGTAAGTTAATCGGCTGCCCTGAGCTTTGACCCCACTGACCTGACCCCCAAGTACCAACACCCCAACCATACCCAAAGGTGGTAATTGGGTACCCAATTGGAATTTCAAACTCAGCAATAATACTAGTACCACCACCAACTAAAGTATTAGGTGCACCGCCAACACCCCACGCCCCTGATCCCCACGTTCCAACGCCCCAGGCATTCCCAAAAACTGATGTTGTTGCTACAGTAATGGTAAATGTATTTGCAGTTAACTTAGTAATTTCATGATTAGCGTTTATTTCCGTCATTGGAATGCCACCAAGAAACAGGGGGTCTGGAGTTCCAACAGCACCGCTAAATGTTACGTAATCCCCAGTATTTGCTCCGTGATTAACAATAGTAACTAGGATGACGTTTGAGCCAAAAGTTACAGTAAAGCAATTATCAGTATCGGGGCTGGTAAATGTACCCCCTGTACTTAATGGTGTGATGTCAAACAAAAGTCTGCCAACCTCAATGTAAACTTTTTTATTGGTGCCCAAGGCCATTAAATTATCGCCAAAGGTAGTAACCCAATTAAACATTGAACGGCAAGCACCTAAAATAGTAAACACGCCATAACGCAGCCAGCCTCCTATCTTCTGTGGGTACCCAGAACGAAAGCGAATTTTGTCGCACTCAAACCATCCGCCCTCATTGGCATAGTTAGTTTGATCCCGATTAACTCCAGCTTTGAATTGGATTCTTTGTAATGGCATGAGGGTTTACCCTAACATCTTAAGTGCTTCGTCTTTAACTTCTGCAACACGCCTCGACCAGCCCTTACCAAAGGTTTCGAAGGTCTTAAGTGATTGTAAGAACTCTAACCGTTTTGCGCAATACAGTTCTACTAGTCTAGCTGGGTCTTCTTCGGCCTTTTTTACGGCAGCCAGAGTAGTAGGACCAAAACCACCATCAGCAGTAACACCAACACACGACTGCAAAAACTTAATGGCGCGCCCTGGACCTGAGTTAACAGCAACATCAAAAACGCAGTAGTCAACACCATCCACAAGCTCATCAGCTCGGCAAGCATCCCAGTACTTCCTTTTATAAAGTGGTGCAACGGTTTCAGGGGTAAGCGCCCGCATCTGCTTCTCGTCAACTTCATGTCCAACCCATTCTTCCCAAACCCGTTTAGTAACGCCAAGGTTAGTCATTCCTCCAGGATCTTTTTCGTGGTGAACGTAGCCTCCCTCGTGGGCAAGCATTTTAGCTAGGCACTTTTCAAAATTACTTTGCATCTTTTAACTCCGCCTCGGCTATTTTTTCTTTTGCCTTCATGTCCATAATCTTCTCAAGGGTGCGTCCGCCAAAGTAAAAGCTCATAATTAGCATGCCCCACTGACCTAGCAGTTCTACGTAAGCTTTGTTGGTATCTAGGTCAAACGCACTCATCATGGCAAATACAAAGTAGCCACCAAGAATAAAAATTAAAGTCATAGGACGGATGTTCTTTGACAGCCAGCTGTCGCTGTTCATGTCGGCTTGAAGCCTTGCAGTCAGTTCATGCTGCTCTGCAGCATCGGCATTAATCTTAGCCAACTCACCGTTTTGCTGCATCTCCAGCAGTTTTAACTTAGCCTGCTCAGCCTGTGCTGGATCAGGAAACACCTTGTCAAGTATCTTGCCGCCAATGTCGAGTAATGCGCCTAATGGAAACATATTATTGTCCTAGTCGGTTGGTTGTTGCACGTTTTAAAGTATTCATTTCTGAGCGAAGCGCATTGCTTGTCACGTCAAGCTCAACTTTTTGTGAAGCTAGGCCAGAACGCAGTTCTTTCTGTGTGCTTTCCGCAACAATCTTAGCCTCACGAGCAGCCATTAACGCTTCGGCTAATCGCTCTTGCATTTTAGCAATAACCTCACGTTGGTCAGCTACCTTCTCTTCCAATATTTTAACCTTGCGTTCAGCGGTAGAAGCGGATGATGCCGTATCACTGTAGCCCTCGTACATCTCTTTGACCTGGTTAAACTTGGTAATGCCTGTATAGCCAGCACCTAAAATAGCAGGTATGCCAGCAATAATGAAGCCAGCAATCATGGTGTTTTGTTTAGCCCATGCCACCCATTTGGATACAAAGCCCTCTACTGCATCTAGTTTTTTTAAATCACTCATTGTTCTAACTCCACTGCATCTTGTTTTAATGCGTCAAATTTACTGCTTTGGTCTGGCAAACTTATGCCATAAATATCCATAAAGAACTGCCCTGAGTTCTTGTAATCCTCTGGCACTGGCTGATTAATACTCGTAGCTGGAAACACATTTTCCTGCTTTATTACTTTATTTACAAACGTACTTAGCGATAAAGCCATACCAAGTCCAGGTATAAGAATTTTACCTCTTGCAGCAGGCCGTGCCAACTGGGTCTGAGTCGATTCTTGTATTGCTTCTTCGTTAGACGAATCCTCTTCCGACTTTAGTAATTCCATCATTAACAACATATCTAAAGTTAATGACGTAGCCATACTTTTGGAGCTTTGCTGAGACGGATTCAGTGGGCTAATTGGGCTTACTGGGTTTAGTACGCTACCCATATTGGTCGGGTTGGTTGCTGATTTAACGCACATATCTGTGGTTGTTACCCATGGAGACCATATAGGCTGTCCATAAGGATCTGGGCAAATTGAAGTTCTATTCTGCATAACAGCCCCTACATACCCACTCGGGCAAGATAAGGACTGCGTTTGGCTTGACGGGCTACATGTAGGCGGTGAAGGAGTGCATGAATTGGCAACTTGATACCAGCCAGTAGTGACTGGAGAACCCCAGGCGCTGCTTGGGCAAGCCGTATCCCTACGCCAAGTAGTTGATCCAGAGAAGTTTGATGGGCACGGACGCTCTTCAACCATTGAAGAAGGGCTGCAAATAACCAATGGCGGGCACATTGGGTCTTGTGGATTAGACGGACACCAGTACATACGAAGCGCGGTGCTTGGGTCAATGCCTGTGCATTGTAGGTTTGATATGTAACCTTGCGCTGTGGGTACGTATGTGCATTGCTGCGCATAACTACTCTTTGGGCTTAGCAGTAATAGGAATAATATTAGGTACTTGCCCATACAATTTCTCAAATTTAGCTGGTTTCTGTTTGATCCATTCATTACGAGCGGCATCTCCCACTAAACCGTCAATTGGGCACGGAGTACCAGACATCATCATGGCGTCCCAGATTCGACTGTCCTGACACAAAGTAGCTACTGCGGCAACTTTTAAACCTAGGTCGTTTAACGTTTTGGCTAATTTGATTCGTTCACAGTTGACGTCTGTATAAACGGTACCTCCAGAGAAGCCAATAACCGTTGAGCTAACAGCCCCAGATACTGGAATGCCGCATACGTCTTGGCTGAACGCAGACATAGATGGAGCAATAGCCGAAGGAACGGGCTGCCCACGATAGCTCATTACGATATTAGAATCCTGTGCTTGAGCTACAGAGGCGCAACACAATCCAAATACAAACAACAGCTTCTTCATGTTAAAGCGTACTTCCGCCAAAAGACATGTTGGCTACTACGATAGCTACGTGCTGTTCTGGCTCGGCAAGGCTATGCCCACAATCACCGCAAACTTTGGTTGCCAGCTCAAGCTCATCTACGTCACGCCCACAGTTAGGGCAGTAGATTTCTACCGTATGGCGTGGTTTAAATTCGCCATCTTCCATCGAGTCCTGGATCTCTTTAATCATTTACAACTCCTTTATAAAGGTTTTGTCATACCAGAAGCAAACGCGTTAATCCCCGCTGGTATTTGGTCGGGGTCTAATATTTCTGCAGTGTCTTTATCTCGTAAGGCATGGACGCAGTAAGCAATTGTTCCATCTTCTATCGCTTCGATAAAGTGGCTTTTGCCAGCTTTAATAAAAATCATGTGTGGGGCTTTAAACTCAGTGACATCTTCCCCTACGTGGACCTTAACAGAGCCATGCGCTAATAGCGTCATATGGTCATAATTATGCACATGCCCTTCATTTGCATCACCAGCTTTGGCAAAATACATCTGACGAAGCCATAAATTAGTCGCGCAAGTTATTTTTGTGTCAGGATAGCTCATCTTTTTCCCACATTTCCTTTTCAATAGAAAAACCAAACATCCATATTATTCTTGGGCTATTGCCTTCAACTTCAGTTACGTAGTGCTCGTACTCAGAGGTTAAATAGCAATGTAAATCACCTGCTTTTACATCTACTTGCTTACCATCTACAAATAACTTCCCCCCACAATCTGCCGCTTGGGTAATAATGTTACACCTTAAGGCTGAGAAACCGTGCTTAGAGTTGTCTTTGTGTTTAAAAACGTCCCCACCAACTTTTGTATAACTGACGACGATTCCGTCTCTACCATGCCTTTTAATAATCTCAGTGTCTACAAAACCTAAGTGGTCCCTAATCCTCTGAAATATTTCATGAGCTATTTTTGGGTAAACAAATCTATGTCCATACATTCTTGTGTTAAGTCTTAAATCAGTCGCTCCACATACGGACCTACCCATGTCAAGCCATTTATTTTCTACGCCCTGCTCCGTCCATCTATTAAGCTCCGCCATTTCATTAGCGGTTACAAAGCTAGGTACTATATCTAAACGCATTATCTAAACGCTGGCCCACCAGCCCAAGTTACAGCTGAATACCTTGTGCCAGACACAACTGGAGTTACTCGATGCTCTAAAAAAGAAGGGAAAACTATAACCGACCCTTGTTGCATTTTTGGTTGTTCTGCATCAGGTAAACTTCTAAATTCTAATTTACCGCCTTCATATTCTGAACAATCATTCAATTGGATGCTTATACTAAGTTTCCTTTGAAACCCATTGTTATCTGGAGGCATTGTGTCAATATGCCAATCGTAGTGTCCCTTTTTTTGGTATCGACCTATTTGAACGTCTGATATATGGATAAACTCGTAGTCCCAATTTGCTTGTTTATTTGCAGATGTAATATAACTCCAGGCTACACATCCTATTGGGGACATAGCATTAGCCCATACAACATCGGTTATACGCTGTTTTAATACTGCTTCTTGTCCATTCAACGTAGACCCAACTGTACCTATTTCTTTTTTATTCCAGTCTGTTTCTTTAAGTACTAGATTACAAAAATCTTTACTTAAAACTTTATCCCACAGCCAATAAGAAGTAGTTAACATTTACAGAGTAGCTGCTGGTATGCTAGTTGGATCTTCTTGCAACAGTCCAAATTTTACTAGTACTTTTGCAATCTTTTTTTCCTCTTCAATTTGCCGCCACATGTCCAGATTGGCTTTTTCCTCTGCGGTGAGTTCTGAGGTGAGTTGTTGGGTAGTTCCTTCTTGCGGAGTTACTAGGCTCGCAAGTTCATTAGAATTTGCTATTCCGTTTGCTAATTTGTTTAATCGCTCCATATGCCAAGTCGGAATAAGGTTTTGAATATACGTTTCTAATTCTTCCCCAGTTATAAAAAGATCATTCTCATTAATAGGTACATCAATAGCTATAGGCGCCATGTTTTCTGCAAACTTTACTAGCAGTTGACCTGTATTTTTATTAAATTCTAAAATTGTATATGCACTCATTTTCTATCCTATTATGTAATTGAACCATTACGATTACCTGTTGGGCCTGAATAAGTAATATTTGAATTACCTACAATACACGCCCCTCCTGCACCAGCCGCTCCTGAAGTTGCGGCAGACCCGCTTGAACCAAAGGAACCTCCTGGCCCCCCAGGGTTTTGCCCACCACCACCAGCAGGGTACGCAGCACCGCCACCGCCAGCACCAGTCAATGAACCACCGCCGCCAGCGCTACCGCTTGCACCGAAATCAGCAAATCCTCCTGCACCGCCGCTACTGTTTCCAATTCCGCCACCGCCACCGCCACCGCCAGAAGGAATAGCGAAAAAGCCCTTACCGCTAGGAGAGTTCCATACGATAGCATTACCGCCACCACCACCGCCACCACCACCAGAAATTCTTCCACTACCATTAGTCAAGGTAAGTGCACGTTGGACAAGTAACGCAGGGCCAGCACTACCACCAGGGCTACCAGCGCCTCCGTAGTTGCTGCCACCAGGGCCACCATTGCCCCCACGACCAATAATGGTTCCATTATTAATAATTGCTACAGTATCCCCAACGTCCCAAGAGGTGTCTACCGTCATGGCATAAGAACCAGTATTTGCAGAGGAAATAAAAACCCCTGCGTTAATAGTTAATGTAAAGTCTGTTTTCCCTGTAAGATACCCTGGTGCTTTAGCGGTGTTGACTGTATAGTTGCTGGTGTTTGCAGAAATAGTAGCTGCCACGGAGATACGATTTGATTTACCATAAAAATCGGTGGGCATTGTAATTGCACCGCTTGGTACTCCAGCTAATGATCTAACCGCTGCATCGTTTAAGCTAATCAGAGTTGTACCATTCCCGCCGTTTTCAATTTGAATGGATTGACCAGCTGTTGTGCCAGCCAGGCTAATTGGTCCAGAAGCATTAAGCGTCATAATTTATATCCTTATGGAGTACCAAAAGCGGTAATGTTAGTAGCTGAAATTAAGTTACCTGTGGAATCTATAGACGCAATAACATTAGCTCCATATTTAAATACTAGCTTCCCACCAGACTCTTGAATTGTAAAGTTAGTAGTCACTAAGTTTGCGGCATTAGAAGCGTTAGCTACTGGGGAAGAACCCAATACAGCAATAACTTGCGCTGCGTTAGCCGCAGTAAAAGCGCTTGTACCATTTCCATAAGCAAGGCCAGTAAGGGTGCTCACACCTGTTCCACCAGAAGCTACTGGTAAAGCAGACCCTAAAGTTAACGAAGACGCGTATGTTGTAACGTCAACTACGTTTGTACCGTCAGTAAAAACAAACATAGTTCTCCCAGAAGGTACTGCAACCCCAGTTCCAGCTGAAGTTTTTACAGTAACCGCATCTGCAAGTTCGTTCTTAATAATGTACTGTTTTTCAATCGTTGGGACAACTAATTGACGTGCCCCACCTGAAGTTCCCACGCACACTAAACGCAAATTACGCGCTGTTTGTGCTGAACTTGAATTTGTTAACGTAAGAGTAACGTCTGCGCTAGTAAAGGTAACGTCTCCAGTGCCAGTAATAGCCTGTTCAATGGCGGTACCAATATTAGTGTTAGTGGAATTCCCCCAGGTACCGTCTTGTTCCCCAGTGGTAATAAGCTCAAATTTTAATGATGAGTATGTACTTGCCATTTAATGCTCCTATATTTATGCCGCCACAGGTATTACATCCTGCCAATTAGACTCTTGTTCGGTATTTACATCTATCCATCCTGAAGTCTGTTCTGTATCTACATCTACCCAAACTGAGTCTTGGAAAGTATTTACGTCACCCCATACATTAACTGTACTAAGTTTAACAACTGTCCTTACCCCAGTCAAATTAACCGATATGCTAACTGAAGACGTTGCAGTTCCTACTCTACCAACTGCCAATATCCCAGTTACATCAACTGTTATACCTGTTTCGATGTCAACGGTGCCAACTACACCAATTGCCTGCACTCCCGTTACATCAATAAAGTTCTCGGTCTGGGTGGTAACATTACCTAGCCTACCTACGGCAGCTACCCCAATTAGGTTGACTACGACACTTCCTTGAGCTTCTACGTCACCTATAACGCCAATTGCATTAACGCCCGTCAGGTCTACCGTAACCCCACCAGAGAACTCTACGTTACCAATTACCCCTGCGGCGCTAACACCCGTCAAATCTACTACGGCGCTACCGCTTATCTCTACATTACCTAGTCTACCTACAGAAACTACCCCAACTAGGTCTACATTAGCGTCTGCCCGAACTTCTACGTTACCAAGCTGCCCAACCGCAGAAACACCTGTTAGGTCTACCGTGACGCTTTCTATAACCTCTACGTTACCTACTTGACCTACTGCAAATACCCCAG